GTTCTGGAAAAAGCTATTAGTAGAGCATCGCAGTATACTCTATTCGAGTTCAATGATGACTTTACAAGGGCTTAGTTCCGTAACCTCGTGAATCCTTATCTAAGGGATGTTAAGGGCCGTCGTGGTATTACTGACTTCCTAGTTGTTTGCGATACTCGTAATAATACTGCCCAAGTCATTAATCGCAATGAATTCGTTGGTGATATCTACATTAGACCTAACTATAGTATCAATTTTATACATCTCAATTTTATAGCAGTGAAAAATGGCGTTTCGTTTAATGAAGTCTTGATTAATAGATAAGGTAAAGCATGATTGTAAGTAAAACAGTGATTATTACTATTAGTAACCAAGGGAAATACTATAAATCTCTTGGTTACAAGAATACAAAACAAGGAACTAAGCTAGAAGTGCCTGTTGAAGATTTGCCTCCGCAGAGTATGCAGAAGATTGATGTGAAATGTGACGACTGCGGAAAGATATGGTCACAGTATTATCAGATAGCCAATAGGAACGAAATCCACAGATGCCGTCCATGTAATAGAAATCCCATTGGTAAAACTATGGATAAAAGCGGAATTATTGCTGCAAATCAAAAGAAGTGTGGCAATAACCATCCTAGATGGAATGAAGACAAAGATGAATTTAAAGCCTATGGTTATCAGGTGAGACAATTAACTGAAAAAATTTATGCAGAAAACCATATAATTATTAACCCAATGGGCAAACCAAGAACATTGTGTGGAGTAGAAGGTGGTTGGCAATTAGATCATATAGTATCTATTAAATATGGGTTTGAACGTGGTATTGCACCAGAAGAAATTGCAGACTTAGATAATCTTCAGATGCTGCCATGGGAAATGAATAGAAATAAACATCATAAATAGTTAAAATAACACTATAAGAGGAAGAAATAAAAATGGCAGGATTTAATGTAGCCGGATTTAGAGCAAACGGGCCAGTATATGGTTTGGCCCGTCCAACTCTATTTGCTGTTAATATGACTTGGCCAAGTGGAATCATTGATACAGCAGCAGTCTCTAATGCAACCTTTTTGATTAAAGCTGCTCAATTGCCTGCTTCTATTATTGATGCAATTGAAGTTGGTTATTTCGGACGTAAAATCAAACTCAATGGTGATCGTACATTCCAAGATTGGACTGTTACTGTCATGAACGATGAAGATTTTGCTCTACGAAATGCTTTCGAACAATGGCACAATGCTATTAACGGCATTATTGGTAATAGACTAGATTCCAGAGTAGCTTCAATTGTTCCTTCTAATCAGAATGGCGGTAACTCCTATAAAGTGGATGCTACCGTTACTCAGTTCAGTAAAGAAGGTCCAGGTGATCTTGACGGACCAGGCGCTATTAAGACATACAAGTTCAATGGCATGTTCCCGACCAATATCGATGCAATGCAAGTCGATTGGGATGCAACAAACCAGTATGAGCAATTTGATGTTACATTCGCCTATGATTGGTGGGAGCCAAGCACAGGTGGCGTTGATGAATCACTATTTGATCTAGAACCTGAAGCCTTCACTGGCTAAGCCAAGAAGAGCGGACACATAAATGAATGAAGCTTTTGTATATTGTTGGACCGATCACAGTAACGAAAAATTATATGTAGGGATACACAAAGGTGCCCCTACTGATGGCTATGTGTGTTCCAGTAAAGTGATGCTTAGAGAGTATAAAGAACGTCCAAATGATTTTTCCCGACAAATAGTTGCTGAAGGTACATGGTTAGATTGTGTTTCTTTAGAGAGAGCCATTCTAGAATCAGTGAATGCAGCTAAAAACCCTGATTACTATAATCAACACAATAGTAATGGTTTTGTATCAGAATTCACTCCAGAAATAAGAGAGAAGATTGGAAAAACAAAACGTGGGAACAAAGATAATGTAGGCCGATGGAAATCGAGAGAAACTAGACAATTAATAAGCAAAAATAGAAAAGGTAAATGTGTAGGTGTTGACAATCCAATGCATGGAAAAACTCACACTCCTGAAGCTAAACTAAAAATTAGTGAAGCGGCTAAGAAACGGACTGGTGAAAATAATCCAATGTTTGGGAAAAAACGTGCAGATGTGTCCAAAAGAAATGTACAGAAAAGTAAAGGAACACATTGGTATAACAACGGGATATATAGTAAACAATATTTTCCAAATGAAGTTCCAGTAGGCTGGAACAAAGGAAGATTACCACAAAAAAACCGTCCCAAGAAATATAAAAGAAGGATTACATAATGCGTCTTTTTGGCTTCGAAATATCCCGTGAAAAGGATAAAGAACCTCCCGTATCATTTGCACCAGAAACAAAAGATGATGGTGCCGTAAACATTGCGGCTGGAGGGGCATATGGCCAATATGTTGATTTAGATGGTTCCATTCGGACAGAAGCCGAATTGGTAAACAAATATAGACAGATGGCCTTCAATCCTGAAATTGATCAGGCCATCGATGAAATTGTTAATGAAGCCATTGTTGTTGAAGAAGGTAAAGAAACTGTTGAACTAATACTCGATGATTTAGACGTCAAGCAATCTTTCAAGAACATGTTGATTGAAGAGTTTAAAGTTATTCAACGCCTCCTTGAATTCGATACCAAACCTTATGACATTTTTAAAGCATGGTATCGTGATGGTCGTTTGTATTACCATAAAATTGCTGACCCTAAAAAACCTGATGAAGGTGTTCAAGAACTACGTTATCTTGATCCTCGAAAAATACGTAAGGTCCGCGAAAACTTCAAGAAAAGATCATTAGGTGCTGAAGGCCAACAAATAACTCTTATCAAGGATGGTAAAGAATACTTTCTCTATTCTGAAAAGGGCCTGTTTGCTAGCTCTAGGTATGGATCATCCTATGGTAACCCAACTTCATCTGAATCTACATCAGCCATAAAAATTGCTAGGGATTCTATTCTACATTGTACATCTGGTGTCGCAGATGCTGCTAATAGAATGATGCTTTCGCATCTTCACAAAGCTATTCGTCCTCTTAATCAACTTCGTGCTTTGGAAGATGCTGTTGTTATCTACCGTATTTCTCGTGCTCCTGAAAGGCGCGTGTTTTACATTGACGTAGGTAATCTACCAAAAATGAAGGCAGAACAATACATTAAAGAAATGATGACCAAGTATAAAAACCGTCTAGTGTATGATGCTAGTACGGGTGCCGTAAGAGATGATAGACGATTCCTTACTATGTTAGAAGACTTTTGGCTTCCTCGTAGAGAAGGTGGGCGCGGTACAGAAATTGATACCTTGCCTGCTGGTCAAAATCTAGGACAGATGGAAGATGTTCAATATTTCCAACGTAAACTATACAAATCATTAAACGTTCCTATATCAAGACTAGAACCAGAAACAACTTATAACGTTGGAAGAGCCACTGAGATAACTCGGGATGAAGTAAAATTCTCTAAATTTATTGATCGTCTTCGCCTTAAATTTACTGAGTTATTTCTTGGTGCTCTGGAAACCAATTTGGTTATGAAGGGAGTTATGTCTCCCGAAGAATGGGAAGAAATTCGATACAAGATTAGATTCAAATTCCTTCATGATAACTATTTCTCTGAGTTAAAGGAATCAGAAATTTTGATGGAACGTCTAAACATCATGACTCAAATAGAACCTTTCTTAGGTAGACATGTTTCAAATATGTGGGTACGTCGCAATGTCTGGCGTCAAGTTGATGATGAGATTGCAGAAATTGATGCAGAGATTGAAGCAGAACTTGATATGCCACAATATAACCCACCAAGCCCAGAAATGATGGCTCCGGGTGAACCGCCCCCACAAGAAGCACCACCAGTTCAGCAGGCTGAAGAAGTTATAGTAGAAAAACAAGAAGACGAACCGGTAAATAATGAAGTTGATGATGAGCTAAAAAGCGAATTGGTCAACCTATTGAGGAAAGAAAATGAAGAAGATAGTTTCTAACCTTTCTGAACATGAAGTCTTAGCGACCACGCTGGTACTCAACAAAAAATCTAAAGCAAGAATGAAATCTATTATGGAGAAACAAGAATCCATAATGGAATTACTGAATGCTACTCCCGCCACTATCACAGGCCCAGAAGGTCCGCAGGGACCAAAGGGTGATAAAGGTATGCAAGGCGAGCCTGGGAATCAGGGTGAAAGAGGAGAGGTTGGTCTTGCTGGCGCAACTGGTCCTACCGGTGAGCAGGGGTTACAAGGAGAGCGCGGTGAAAAAGGCGATGCAGGCGAGGCCGGAGAAAGAGGCCCAGAAGGGCCGCAAGGCCCTCGCGGGCGGGACGGAGATATTGGGCCGCAGGGATTACAGGGTATCACCGGAATACCGGGGGAGAAAGGTGATGCTGGGCTACAAGGCATCCCAGGCATTCAAGGACCAAAAGGTGAAACGGGTTCCCAAGGTGAAAGGGGTATACAGGGTTTAAAAGGCGATACTGGCCCACAAGGCAAAAAGGGTGATCGCGGATTAAGAGGATACAAGGGCGAGCAAGGTCGCATAGGACCAATAGGCCCAGAAGGACTACAGGGTAAAGTTGGCGATAAAGGGGACCCTGGACTTGATGGTAAAGATGGTGACATCGAAGAACCAATGCACAAAATGAACCATGAGTTTTCACAATTACGTAATAAATTAATTACTCATATTAATACTGCTCTTACTAATGTTGCTATGTCAGGTGGAGGCGGTGGTTCTTCTGGTGGTGGTTCCGTTAATATTCTTGATAATGATGATGTGATATTCGAACGATTAGAAAATATGCTAAATAATTCAGTTCTTGTTTTTGATACTGAGGTAAAAAAATTCAAAGCCGTATCTATCGTCGATTTAATAAACAGTGTGAGGCAAGAGTTGGAAATCAAATATACTAAGCTTATTGATAACGCAGGCACTATTACCTACATCGGCGAAGCTCTTCCAGGTACAACTGAAGGAACTGCTGAATGGCGAATCTATAGATTTGATGAATCCGCTGATCCCGATCTAGAGATCAAGTGGGCTGATGGTGATTCTGAATTTGACAAAATTTGGACTGATCGGGCGACTTATAGTTATTCGTAAAATGGTGACATATGACAGTTAAAATACTTGGACATTGGGAAATTGGATATCATGCTCCTATAACTGAACAATGGTATTGGTTTTTACCAATCCGAGATTTTGGTCATGTGGATTGGAATATGATAAAAGTTTCCGGTATTAAATGCGCAGAACAACGAGTGAAATTAACAGAATGGGATTCTTATGATGAATTTTTTGATGCTCATCGAGATTTGAAAAGAGTGTTTATAGAACCTAGATCAAGCCAAACACCCAATTCAACTTGGTTACATGAATATAAACATCCTGAAGATTGTGTCTATGTTTTTGGGTCTGCTCATTACAACCCTACGATGAATCACAAAAGAGATGAAGACAGTATAGTCTCAATAAAAACAGAACAAGATCGAGGAGTACTATGGGCAGATCAAGCAATGTGTATAGTTCTTTATGATAGGTATATAAATGGCCATAATTCTAACCGATAGAAGATCTATTGTAAATGAGGCTGAAACCGTCACTGGTTGGACAGGTGCTGGCTATGGTATCACCACCACTGACGTTGCTGAAGCGGGTGCAGCAGTAGCTGCATCTTTAGCAGAAACAACTGGTGAAGTTTATTATGGTCTTACTGCTAACAATGTTTCAAACAATCTTATTTACGTTTGGCTTTTCAATAATGCTTTGCAACCTACTTGGACTACAGCTCCTAATGCTCTTTTATTAGGTGATGGAACAAATCAAATTGGATTTCAGCAAGCGGGTTCTGATAGAAAAATTTTCGCACACTCTGATGGTCCGGTGAATTGGCAATGTGCTGTTATCGATGGTTCTATTGCCAATACTCTCTCAACAGCCAATGCTATTTCGGGTTCACTTGCTTCTCTTGATTTAACATCCATCACAGAAATTGGTGGTGATTTTGAAACACAATCAAAGGCTCTGGGTGGTGGTTATAATGTTGCTGTAGATATCCTTAGAATTGGCATTGATGGTATTAGAATTCAGGGCGGCAACACCACTGATTATGGTGTTTTTACAGAAATTGCCGTAGCTGATCGATCTACGGCTAACCAAGCCGGTCATGGTGTTTTCCGTGAAACATCTCCAATTTCTTTTGGTATTCAGGCACCAATTACATTTGGCGATACGGCTAATGGTACACAAAATACTGTGTTTCAAGATTCTGGTGTGACCATTGTTTATGAAGATAGAGATATTGCTGACGACAAATATTATTTTGCTGTAGAAGGAAATGCTTCAGTTACTAATTCATTCGAACTTACGGGTTCTACCATTGCTGCCGCTGGTCCTCACGTTCTAATTAGAGCCAATACTAATAATATTGATACGCTTACATTTGACGGTATAACATTTTCTGCACTAGGAAACAGCATTACATTTTCTGATTTTTCGGATGCTGGGGGTGGTGATCACACAATTGAAAACTGCACCTTTGATGGTTGTGGGCGAATTAGGCCCGGAAATACAACCTTCCAAGATAACATCATCACAAACACGACTGATACGGTAAATGGCGCTCTTTATATCGATGCTAATTCGGCTACTAACACATGGCAAAATCTAGATTTTATTATGGGTGCTGGGGGCGACCATGCCATTTATATTACAGCAGCCGGAACTTATGATTTTACTAACTTCACATTTACTGGATATGGTGCCAATGCCACGGGTAATTCAGCCGTTTACAATAATTCAGGTGGACTGGTAACGATTAACCAATCAGGCGGAGCCGCCCCAACAGTGAATAACGGTGCAAGCGCTACCACAACAATTGTTTCATCTGCGACTATTACAATTACGAACATCGTTACTGAATCCGAAGTTCGGCTTATCAATAGTGATAATTTCAGAGAAGTTTATGCAGGAAATGAATCCGTTAACGGATTCCTTCAATCTGCTACAGTAGTTACAGGCGGCACTGGTTA